TCTTCACCTGCGCATCCGAAGGACGGCATGAGCACGGCACTACCCGCACATCACCTGCTGATTCCCCAGCGACAACTGATTACTACGAGAATCGTGTTGAGAAGGATTTCAGAGAGGTATTCGATATTGAAAGACTCTTTTCAAAACATCTTTTCGAGTATAACCCGATCACTTGCGACCTCTATTTCTGGGGAATAAAAAAATAATATGAGTGCACTTCAAACTATCGAGAATATTAAACTGCCATATCCTACAGAGGGTATCATTCGAACTGCACAGCTTGATGATACCGTTGCTCCTGAAAACTCTGTTCAGCTTGCGGTGAATATGAACTTTGATCGAATTGGAGCAGTCCAGACTCGTCTTGGAGTGACTACTTATGCGACTCAACTTGCAGATCCTATTTCCAATTACGGGACTCTTCGAAACTCGATCGTTCAAGATGGTTTCAATGAACTCTTTCAGATTGGTCTTCCCGAAGAAGTAGCGGATCCGTTCGACTATTCCACTACTGCAAAGATCGACGATGAGCATGTCCTTCTCGTATGGCAGGGGGCAGACGACGATGGATTCGCACAAGTGATTGAAACAAACCTTCTTACCGGAGGCGCAACACCTCTAGGATCTCCTCTCGAATTCGCTTCTGCTGACAATTCATGGAATAAACTAATTAGAATCAACAGCACTCATTATTTGAACGTGTGGACTGGAGTGGACGGTGATGCTTTCGCACAGGTGCTTCTTGTAAGTCTTACCACATGGGCAGTGACGGCGATCGGGTCACCTCTTGAATTTGACACTTCTTCTGGAGAAGACTTTACTTTGGCTCAAGTCGATTCGAACCACTTCATCTGTTTCTACGAAGGTCCGTCATCGGATGGTATCGCCACCATTCTTGAAGTGAATCTCTCTTCTTTTGCTGTTACTGAACCGGGTTCTCCTACCACCTTCGTATCAGGAACGAACGATTGGAACAGCTGTTTTGCTTACGGAAACGGCACTCATTTCGTGAATGTATGGAACGGAAAAGCTCAAGCCTTCTCGGTGAATACCGGAACATGGGCTATCACAGCGATCGGCTCTCCTCTTACTTTTGATGCTGGAGGATCTATCGACAACTCTGCTGTGCCGTATTCGGATGGTCAGCATTTCATAAACTTCTGGCAGGGGACTGGAGGAGGCAATGCCCGAGTGTTCGCAGTTAATCCTTCCACTTACGCGATCACGGCCGCTGCCGCTGCCACAATCTTCACCGTATCAGGAGGAAACGAGAACTCTGCTGTCTCCATGGGAGATGATGAGCATTTTGTGAACTTCTGGGATGGATCAGGAGCCGAAGGATTCGGTCAGATTTTCGAAGTGAATCCATCCACTTTCGCCGTCACTCTTGTTGATACAGCAGTCAGTCTCGGAGATATGACTGGAGCTCGAAAAATCGCAGCACTCGCAATGAGCACTTCCCGAATATTTACGGTATGGATAAAAAGCGACGATACCGGTCAAGGAGCAATGTTCAAAACAGTTGGAGATCTCGTGAGTGACCGATGGCTTTATGCTGGACACGACGACGAAGTTTCAAATTGGGATGAGGCGACTTGGACCGTTCGAAGATCTTCTCTGGCTACAGTCTCAAGACCTCGATTTTCTCAATTTTTGAATTACATATGGATGGTGAATGGAAATGAGTCTATAGGTGGGGATCCCGTCGCAACTTCAAATGGAGGGGCTTTCGGAACTGATCTCGTCCCCGAAGATTTCCCACCTGGAGACTTTATTCATGCAGGATTCGAAGGGCGAGTGTGGGTAGCGGATAAGACTCTCGGGGTTATCTATTACACTGACATCGTTCAATTCACCCCTCCTGATATTTACTCTCTCTCTTACGATCCTGACGTGAACTTTATTACTACTATCTCTCCTCAATCTGGAGAACAGTTTACTGCCCTCCAGCGAGTACCTCGAGCTCTTCTTGTCTTTACAGAAAACACTATTACCAGAATTTATGGGGCAACTTCTCTTGATGCATACCCTGCTTACAACGTCGGAACGTATTCTCAAGAGTCAATCATCGAAACCAAGACCGGAATCTTCTTCCACCACTCATCTGGCTTCTATCAGTTTGATTATGGGTCACAGCCGGTTGAGATCTCTCGTCGAGTCATTGATTTCGTGAAGGCGATTCCTCGATCTTATTACGAAGATATCACTGGAGTTTATGACGGATTCGATGCTGTCGAATGGTCAGTGGGACAGGTGACCGTTGAGGGGGTAGTATTCTCGAATTGCGTGATGCGATATACGATTTCCACACAAGTCTGGACTATCTATGATTACACGGGGAACACCATTACTGCCATGATCTCATATGACAACGGTACGGCCTTGAATCATCTTATGGGGACATTCGCGGGAAAGACTGGAGCAATGGATGTTGGACTCACCGATTTCAGTCAGCCTTTTTACTTTGAGTATATCGACCGATGGAGAGCTTTCGGAGAAATGTATTATCAAACAAAGAATATTGGCGGGTTAAGTGTGTATTCAGAAAATGCAGCTGGTGCCAATTTCATGTACCAAGTCCAGAAGTCAGGACCAAATGCATGGGAAACAATAGGTACTATCAATGAAAATAATAACAGTCAATTCCCTACCACCGACGTCGGAGATTTCGATGTGGCACGCCTCCGAATTGCTGGTAACACATCAGGAAGCCCTGTTGTCATCCATGGTATAGAAATTATCGAATTGACCATTAAGGGTACCGATCAAAACTAATGAAAATTCCGGACCTAAAACTCGACAGGTTCCTTGGCAAGCAAGCATCCCAGAGTGATAACACGAAAGATGCAGTTTATGCTGGTGCAAACCAGGTCCCCAAAGTAAAAGATAATACTTACCGAAAGATCGGTCAGGGGAACAGAGGAAATGAAGAAGACGATGGAGCACCAAATGTCCTCACGGGAACGGTCATTACTTCTTGTTTTATCCAGACTTCCGCGCTCCCTTCCCGTATTGAGATGGAAGGAAACAATCTCACCTTCTACGATGATACTTACATGAAGGGAGGACGCGTCCTCGGAGATACCTCTCTTTTTATCTTCACTCACGATCTTAATTCTGGAGAGGGATTCATCATGGAGAAGCGCGCTTCCATTTATGAGACTTACGATAATATTCTTTCGTGGTATGCGACCCCTGCAAAAGATGGAATGAGAAACAATATGTTCATCGGGAGAAATGGATCTCTCGAACTCTTTGAAGAGACTTCACACTTGAGCCATATCAGTTTTCACGTTAATTACGACTCGGGCCTCATTTCGAGCGATTGGAGAAACAATGGGGTGTTCAATGTCAGCTATTCCGAAGATAGCGTTCTTGCTTCTACCCGAGTGCTCATCGCTGCGGGACGCTCGAGTGAGCTATTTCAAGAGCCTTCCCTCACAGGATCTTCGGTATTTATATCAGGATTTGACGGGGGGTTTATTGGAATTGCAAGCAGTATCATCCCTCTTCTCCCTGGCTCTGATCTCGGGGATGCAACAAACAGATTCGGTGTGGTTTACGCGGACTCTTTCAATATGGGAGGACTTTCATGGACTTCGGGAGCGGGAAGTCCGGAGGGGTCAGTCGTTGCGCCAATCGGGTCACTTTATTCGAGAACGAGCGGTGGAGCATTGACGACTTTGTATGTAAAAACTTCGGGATCGGGAAATACGGGATGGACGGCCAAATAATTTTATTGATATATAACCAACTTGACAGTATAATTTAAACACCATATGAATCCAGAAGAAATAAAGCAGTTTAATGAAAAACTAAAACAGCTTCTCGCTGCGAGTCCTGTTGCGTCGAAGATTATCGCACAAGGATCTTCTCCTGATGCGATCGTGAATGCGTACATGAATAACGACTGGAGTGGTATTTCCGATGTCACTGGAAAACCCTTCTCAAAACAGATGCAGGAAGAGGCGGTGGCTACAGCAACAAGGGCTCTCGCGCCGGCATATAAAGCGCAGGAGTCGTATGATACATCAGTTGTCAGGGAAGATCTTGCTCGAGAACAGGGGAGATTTTCTTCTTTTCTTGATACAGAGGCTCGTGATTTCAAAGCGAATAAGGCAACACAAGACCTTAATGCTGCAGACCAAGGAGTCCTTTTTGCAGGATCTCGAGCACAGAAATTGAATGACTTGAAATCAATTTACAGCGACAGGGAGAAAGCAGAACGTGATCTTACTGCGGGAAATATCGCATCGACCGCACGCGACCATCAATACCAATATGGTAACGAGGGAGCAGGAAAACTTTCACAGTTTTATCAGCTTGGAGGTGGAAATGCATACCGATCAAATGTAGCAGGAGCTGGAGGAGTAGCCGCACAGAACGGACTTTCAAAAGCATATAACGAGGGTGCATACAATTTCCAGGGTACCGCAGTGACCGCAAACAAAGCATCGGCACAAACTCGAGCTGCAGGACTTCTTGCCAATCGAGCAAATAAATTAACAGCAGGAGGTTATTCGAATAAATTATAAATATGGCTGATTCAAAAACAAAAATAAAAGACTTCTTCAACTCGATTACGAACCCTTCTGGATCGGCTCCTTTCAAAATTAATGTTCCAGCGAGAACACAGCCTATGCCGACAACTCTCGGAGGTTTCTTTCGTGCGCCTTCCGCTCCTGCCCCGACC